TAAAGATTATTGATGTGGAGTAATGATATGGAATTATTTATTTTATATGTTCTACCTGCTTTACTTACACTCGTAATATGTGGTATTGATTTCTACCGGAGAGGTGCCGTGACGGTTGGTGAGGTGGTAGGTACTGTAATACTTGCTGTAATACCTATATTTAATATTCTTTTCGTAATATGGGCTGTTTTGGATGAACTCAGTATGAGGGGATTATTCTCTAAAACACTTCGGAAAAAGAAATAGTAATAATTTGAGGAGAGTAAATGAGCGATCTATCTGAAATACATACTGTAAATATTGACTTATCTTCAGCACAGCAACATTTTGAGAGTAATAAGCAATTTGAGGAATTTGCTAAGAAGTGGAACTATGATTTATCCACAGATGAAGAAGGGTTCTACTTGAACAGCCTTACACAAAGATTGTGGGATTGTTGGTCTGAAAGTCGGAGGGTGAATAAATGAATAGAAAAGACTTTCAACAATGGTTAGAACAATTTCCAGAAGACACAGAGATTCATGTAGGAATTCAACAATCGGCACCATCGTATTGTCCTTATGGTGAAGTAGTATATGAGAAGTTCAAAGGAGAGCGATTTGATGATTACGATTACACAGATTATAATGGGAATACGTGGTTAGTGGAAGATAGTTATTATTACAATAAACGTATCTTAGAACTTGGAGGGAAGGATTAAATGTTTGTAGAGATTGTAACAAAAGACCACGGAGTCATCGAAGTTAACAGGAACCTTGTATGCTCTATTAGACCGTATCGCCAATATGGATTAAGAGATGAGTTTAGCCTTGTAATTACAATGATGAATGGAGATTCATACAAGATCAGTCGTCAGGGTTATGAACAGATTAAAGGTATTACTTAATGGCTAACAACAAACACCAAGAATCTCATTGGTATAAAGATTATCAAATATGCTTCTATCCAATTGAACAGACATTACGTTGTCCAGATACATATAGCCAGCAAGTGATGGTGTGGGCACCAGACAGAACAGTTGTGTATGAACGTTATTTCAATACAGATGAAATCTTTTGGAGTGGTGTAGAGACACAAGAAAAGATGTTGGCTTATGTTAAGAGGGTTATTGATGGAGGGAATTTATGAGTAAATTTGAGAGTAATGTAATCACATTCTTATTAGGTATGATGGTGATGGGATTATTAGTTCTCAGCACAGTACACATTCGAGACACAGGGATTATCAAGATGTACACAGAAGATAAAATTGTCTGTACAACATTAGCTGATGAGTTTATTTGTAGGGAGGTGGAGAAGGAATGACACAAGAACAAACCAAAGAAGACTTTGAGAAATGGTTGGTGTCTCTATCACACGACAAGCTGGTCTACCTAGATGAAGAAGGTGCTTGGGATGGTTGGATGGCATCGCATGAGAAGTACACCGAAGGTTTAGTGGTGAAGCTTCCATCTTGGGATGAGTATGATTGCACAAGACAGATGATGGATGCTTTAAAAGAAGCATTAGATGATGCAGGAGTGAAATGGGAATGACAGTAAATGAATTGATTGAGTTATTAAAGACATATCCGCCACATATGTTAGTGGCTGCGGAGATGTATAGCGAACAATATCTTGTTACACCTAAAGATATTAGTGTAACGAGGTTATGTCTCCCTAGACCAGATGGTTGGGTACAGAACTATCGGCAAGATAAAGAATCAACAGAGTATGTTTTGTTCAGGGGGAATTAATGAAACCAACACAAGAACAAACAGGCACATTTGAAGCAGCTATGAAAGCCTTCAATAAGATACACGTAAAGCGAACAGCAGATGAGATTGGGGAATATCTGGGGATTCCGAAGGATTATAATAAGGGGAAAGCTATTGATCATTGAAAAACAAGAGTATGCACTAAAACTAATCCGAGATGGAGTTAATTTGTTCCTGACAGGAAGCGGTGGCGTGGGTAAGTCCCACGTAATCCGACAAGTGCTGGATGACGACACTATACTGTGTGCCCCAACAGGTATTGCAGCAATTAACATTGGTGGTGTTACATGCCACTCGACATTCGCTTTACCTTTACATTACCCTCTGTTATCTGACTGGGGAAAGGTGGGTAAAGCATTCAAGGAGATATTCGGTCTTGGCTCAAATATCAAACGCATCATTATTGATGAAGCTGGTATGTTACGAGCGGAGCAGTTGGACATTATTGACCATCGTTTGAAGCTGGTAAGACGAAACAAGAAACCCTTCGGTGGTTTACAATTGGTGTTGGTAGGGGACTTCTTCCAATTAGAACCAATTGTAAGTAAGCAAGACAAACTGTTGTTAGATAATGAATACCAGTCTCCGTTCTGTTTCCATAGCCGTGCATGGAACTTCAAGACCGTTGAACTCACAGATGTAGTGCGTCAATCAGACAAGACACAGGTGGAATTACTAAACGCAATTAGGAAAGGCTCAGACACAGCAGGAGAAGCTTTAGCTACAATCCAAGCTAACGCACTGCCTTATGTAAACGAAGCCTCTACGTTGCACCTGTGCGCTTATAACCAAGATGCAGAAGCAATCAACCATCACTGGTATAGTCAGATAATGTCTCCAGAAAAGGTATATAAGGCAGTAGGTAAAGAGAACGGCTGTGGTGTATCAGAACTGCTGAAATTGAAGGTAGGGACAAAGGTGATTATCTCAGCCAACGATAATGAGAGTGGTTACACGAACGGAGAACGCGGTACAGTGGAACGTCTGTTCCCCAATGCTGTTGAAGTGAGAAAAGATAACGGAGATTTAGTAAATGTTATCCCTTTCACATGGGAGAAATACAAGCTACAGAAAGTGGACGGTAAATACAAACACGTTATCGACAGTGTGTATATCCAATTACCTCTGAAATTAGGTTGGGCTATCAGTATTCATAAATCACAAGGGATGACTTTAGAGAAAGCAGCTATTGATGTCGGTAAAGGATGTTTCAGCAATGGTCAGTTGTATGTAGCCCTATCAAGACTGAAGGATTTAAACAATATCAGCTTCGTTACTCACGTAGGAGAGAAGAATATCAAAACCAGTGAACACGTAAAAGAATTTTACTTGAATATCTCATAGGAAGAAATACGAATGGAAGAAAAAGAATTAGCCCCGTCAGGGGCTTTTTGTATTACACAAACAACACAGGAATATCTCGATAGTGTTATAGACTTAGAGATAGAATTATCCGAGAAGTTAAACCTATTAGCCCCAGAAGATAAGCTACGCTTTATCAAGCAAGAAGCTGCTACTTCATTCTCTAACTATTATGAGGTAGCTAAGTTCAGTAAAGATTTCAGGATTGAGGCTGCACAAAATATCAAGGAAGCTAATAAACTAGACCCTGACTATGTCCCTATAGAAAGATTTACTACCGAGATGGGTGTAGATGGTATGGTGCATATAATAAGGGATAAAGGAACTGTAGAGGATGCTTATAATGTAGTGGCAGAGAAACACAACAAAGGATTAAATTCCCTGAAAGAAATGTCCACCAAGGAACACTACAATCGTCACGAAATTATAGAAAGTACCGAGAAGCTATTACCAGCGGAAATAACTAAGATTGCAGATGAGGGTTTATATTCCATGATTACAAGTAAGACTACAATCAACAGTATGTTTGATAACACATACACTACAATGAAAATATTAGGAGAACTAGATTCTCTTAGAAGCAGGGTGAGTGAATTAGAGATGAGACAAACTATCACTGAATTTAGATTAGATAACCTAGGTGCAGAACTTAGTATAACGGATGCCAACAAGGTAGCCGCCCTAAAACTAAAAGCTGATGGATATAACAACACTCAAATAGCTAAGAAGTTAGGTGTAAGGAGAGAAACAGTTAGTAGATGGATTAATGCTGTGTGAGCAATGTCACACAATGTCACACTTTTTAGGATTTCCCCTAGAAATATTAGACTAAATACATGGCTCATTTTGACCCAGAAGTGAGCCATTCTCTTATCAAATATCAACCTCAGTGTTCTACCTCAAATATCCCCTATCCTTGTAACATCTTCCTGTATACTTCCTGTTTCTACCTTGTGTATGAAATATCCTTGTAAAAATACTATAAATACTTCATTTAATTAGAATTTATTTGTAAAAATTATAGTGCAAATATCAGTGTCCCTTCCTGTTAATTTAACATCGAAAATATCATACCCAAAATATACACCCTATAAGGGTATTCTAAAATCAGTTTAGAGCTATGTGATGGTTTAACACGACCACTACCTCCCAACTAAAACCTCCGAATCCTTTGAAATATCACTGATAATGCTTCTCATTTGTATTTCTATTATCAATTGCATTGTAGGAAAATTACAGAATGAATGAGAATGAGAATAATTATTATTTACTTTAATATTAGTATTATTGATTAGCTGAATGAGAATAATTATCACTATCATTTATGTTTATATTGACAGGCATAATTGTAGTGGTGAGATAGACTAATAGTTAGTGGATTTGACTAATTGATTTTATTGATTAGGAACAAGCTTTGCTTCGTGTTAGACAATCTTGCGATTGCTACCACTTCGCCTGATGATAATTTGAGGGATATTATTGGAATGTAATTAGTAGTAAATAACGCTCATAAGCAGAGTTTATTCGCTTTCAGTGTGCACACTGTAGGATAACCCTACATAAACAACAAAGCCCGCTATGCGGGCTTTTGAGTGTGTTATATTTGATGTTTATACTTTAGTCCTTATTATTTCTTACATTGTTAGCAATAGCGCCAATCAAGAATGCCAGCACTACCGCATAGATGATCATCCCTAAGATGATATAATCGTTTGTTGTCATTGGTTCTATCCCTTAATCATTTAAAGCAATTAAAACGCCAGCCATTACAGCACCACAAAACCAAGTAATTGCAGATTCTACGCTATAGATACCAAACGTACCCAGTGCAACAGATAAAACGATTAATGCATTGTCAATTTTCATTTTAAAACCCTTACTTTGTTAGGAATAGCCAGCATTTTAGAATGCTGGCGTTATGCTGTCAACCGATATTTTATAAGCAATTTTCCAAGAATAAACGGCGGTATTCGTCTTTGTATGCTCTATCTTGTTGCCAGTCTAATTTCTTTGTCATTGCTACAGCTGAAGCTTGGCGGTGAATCTCTTTCAATTTAATTTCCCGTTGCATTTCAGCATAAATTGCTGAAAAGCTTGTTGATTGCTTCTCATCTTGCCAAGCGATAATTGCATGGCTTGTCCAGATAACAATAATCGGTAAAGCTACAGCAATAAAAACGAAAATTAATACTAACATGGTTCTACCCTTTCAGATTCTAGCGCTGAACCAATTTCAGCACTTGATAAAACAATCTTAGAACAAAACAAAAGGGCTGTAAAGCCCTTTTTATAAAATTATTTATTTCTTTTTCAAGCTAACAGCCCAGCCCTTTTCCGCCTTGGTTGTCGTGGCTTTGTTGCCCGTCTTTACAGCATGAACCCGAGCTTGAGTTCTTGTACGGAAGTAAATAACCATTAGATTGTATCCTTGTGTTGTTGGCTTGCTACATTGCGCCAAAATTGCTTAGTTTGCTTGCCTTGCTCTTTTGCTTTGAGCTTGGTTTGCTTGTTATCCTGCTTTGTGTTGTCTGGATTGAATTTAAAACTTTTTGACATCTTGTTTATTCCTCAGAATCTGTTGCAATACCATTCGAATACAAATACCCGTCACGGATGTTATCTGAAATAACATACAGATATTCATCTAAACTTTCAACATTATTTACCAGATATTCCGCATTGTCAAACGGGATGAGAAAATAGTTTTCTGATAATTGTTCGATGTTCCCGTCAAAAGAAACAGCAAGGTTTGCTTGGTCAAAGCTGAATTCTACGCCTTTATCTGTGACTTCGAAGTCAACAACAAACCATTCTTTTTCGTTATCGATCATGCGTTCAAATTCAAAGCAAGGAATACGACCACGATTGATCAGGCTGTCCACTTGCTGTTGTAATGCTGTTTTGATTGCTTGTTTGTTCATGATAAAGCCCTTGTAATTGAATTAGAATTTATATTGAAAACGTTCAATGCGTAAAGAGTAGCAAGATCTTAACTTGCCTGTCAACAGCTCAGCAAGAATATTTATAAAACTTTTCCGTGTTGCTTTCACTGTAAACTGATTACCTGTTTTATGACAGATAATCAAATGGTCTGTCAATTGTTCAATTTCCTCAAAGCTTAATGCCTTGATAGCCAGAATAAGGTCTAAATCGCTTTGTGCTGTTGCTTCGATTGCTTGGATTACTGGGATCATTCCTGATCCCCTTCTTCTGATTCTAAATTGCTTTCGTATTGATCTAACGCTGACTCAATACGATCTTGAACGTCAGCATACAAAGCCCAAAAAGCTAAGGCAGAATGCAAACCAGATAAACCAGATTCTTTCAGCACTTCACCAGCACTTTCAGCACCTAAGTTATCAACCATGTAATCTGAATTGTCGGAATTTTCCAACACTGAAAGATTGTATGCGTAGTAAACAACCCACTGATGGCCGTCGATTGTTTCAGGTAATACAAAGTCATGTATTTTTTCTAAAACAGTATCCCGATCAAAAGTATCCGCCGTATTACAACCAGCATAGTCTGCTGCTTCGCTGACAATCATTTGCGCCAGTGCTGAAACTTCTTTCCAATATTCTACGCTTGATAATTGCATGATGTTTTACCTTGTTTTGTTGGCAATATTGCCGATTGTTTGCTTATTGCTACTGACTCAAATTATAAGCCAGTAGTATATAAAGAAACAAGCTTTAATTATTAAAATCGAGTTCTGTCACATTGTCAACGTCTTTTTGTTTGTTGACATATTCCCGATCAACGATTGACAGCACTTGTCTTTCAATACCCTTAAAGCTGTTTTTGTTCTCAGATTGAACTACTTTAGCAGCTTGTGCGATTAATTGTAAACGATTCATTTTAATTCTCCGATACTGTGACCAATCTCAATAATTTTCCAAGCAGTATCAACGCTGATCTGATAATGATCTGCAAAACGTTGAACCGATATAAAATTATTTACCCAATCAAGATACATTGTAACAAATTTATCTAAGCTCATATTATCACCTATTAATTCAGAATCCAGCCAAGGCCATAAACCCACCAATTAAAGAACACGTAAAGCTTACAACAAGGAATATTGCGTTGTCAACAGATTGCTTTGATAATTTCATACTTTCATTACCTTGTCATTCTGTCCAAAATAAAACCAACGATTCGAGTATTCCACCGGTGCAACAATTCTAGCGGTCCGACTACTGATCTTTTTGTAAGTATTGCCGTTTACCATGAATTGATCATCAATATCCAACTCTGCAAACACTGGGAATAATTGCCGGATCACCGGATGCAATTGATCGCGGATTTCTTTTGATGCTTTCATCTTGTTTCTACCTTATCGAAGAATTCTAAAAATTGTTGGACTGGTACACTATACCCGTTTGCTGCGGTTTTACCCTTTCTGGCAATCGTCACAAATTCATTATTAGAATATGACGGGCTAGTAATCCAGAATATATCACCTTGTTTTGGTTTGCAACGACCAATAACAAGCGCTTGTTTGGCTTTGTAATAATCACCTTGTTTAATCATCTTAAACACCACCATAATTTAAAACATTAGAATCAAAATAACCGCATTCAACAGCTTTTGCAAGCTTATTATATACTTTTTTCGCTTGCGTTAAATTGTTATCGTCAAAGCTTAACCAGAATCGACCGCCGGATAAGTCGTTAAACGGTTTACCAAAATCACCATTGCGGTTAAAATAACGTACATGGTAAACACAATCTTCGTGATACAGTTCAACACTAAATTGATTTTTCTCATAACGTTGGATATTCCCACAACGCAGAGAATATACTGTCAATGAGCCGTCTTTGTTTCTGAATTTATCTTTCATCTTGTTTCTACCTTGCTTTGTGTTGTTTCAATACGTTCAATCTATCACAGCTAAAACATAACACAAGCTTTATTTCTATTTATTTTAAATTATTTCCACTGGCTGAATTGTTTGTCAATTTATTTGACGCCTTGTAAATGAACGTATACGCGAATAACACAAGCTAACAAGCTTTGTCAATAGCTTTTATGTATTTATTTATCGTGTAAATTATTTTGACAGGCTATGTCAACTTTCATTACAGCGTGTGTAAAATTTATCGACAGTGTTGTTTGTTATTGAGAATCATTCCCATTTGCGTTTGCTGGAATTTTCTGGCTGTGTTGCTGGCTGAATTGATAGTGATGCAATCACTGGGTTAGTGATCGTGTGGGATATTGAATGGGATTTCAATCATTACTTGTTGATTTTCCAACTATTTTCGTGTCGAGGATAGAATGAAAAAGTTGCCGATGCGTATTTTAATGGTCGAGTTTTGCACTGAATTCCTTAACGAGTTCTACCTGCATCTGTCAACATTCCAACTAAATTATTCTCAATTTCTAAATTTATCCGTGCAGATTGAAATGACGGATTGATCATTTCCTACATAAAACAATGCCCGCTAATGCGGGCTATTGGAATATTAGATATAAATTTAAACATTTCCTAAAATGTAATCTCGGATTAATTCATATTGTGTAGCACTATACGTGTTCTCAAAGAATCGTGTAGCGATTTCTCGATCACCGCCTGCCATAGACAGATACTTATCGTATGCAGAAATCAGTGAGTCTTTCTTATTAACAAATGAACGTGCTTCGTAAATCGTATCATATAATTCATCAATCAATTTCTGACGGTCATTCATGGCTTGGCTCTGAACTTCAGAAGCTTCATTATATGCTTTCCACTCACGAGTAAGTTTAGCATTCTCAACAGCCTCTTTAGCAACAAGCTGTGGTGACTTAGTGCGAATTAGCTTTGGTTTAACAGTGTAGTAATCCGCTGTTGTAATTTCATAAGCATTACTATTGTATTCTTTCCTATACTGATTAGAATCAGCCAAGATTTGAGCAATCTTCTTACCAGTTTCTTCGTCTACAACAAATTCTGAAAAACTCATCAGTGTAATGTCAGATTGCGATTTCAACGATTCTGGTTGTTCAATCACTGTGAACACTGACGGAATTCCTTTCTCAGCACAAGCATAGTCAACATATTCTTGCACTTGTTCATCTGTCAGAGTAGCCAGTTCGATTTGGTTTAATGTATTAAATGGTTTCATAATATTCTCCTTTAAGTTTAAATATTCTATCGTTCAACAACAGGAACTAAGTTCCCATAACATTTCTTGTATTCCGTCTGAATCAACTCATTCAGTTTATCATATTCTTTTTCAGAATACAATTCAACTGCTGTTGTTTTCTTATCAATCCACACTTCACCTACTATGGGATGAATGTATTTAATTGTATTCTTTCTGTTCATGTTAATACCTCATGTCTCCAATCCTATCGGAATACGTGACACCTTTGGTTTTAGTGTTCATCAGATAGACAACTTTCTTTTTATCATACCACTGTTTGAACTGTTCATCACTTACAAAACGATTAGGTAAATCCCAAGCTTTGTAATGTTTATTATAACTATTCTCCACAATAACAGATACTTCCACTTCTTGTTGCTCAGTTAATTCAAACGTCCCAACTTGCTGCATATACTGAAATCGAATTAAACCTGCGACGTGACTTTTACTATGCTTGACAAATTCTGTTTTAACCAGATTTGGTTCAATGTCAACCCAATCATCAACAAAACCATTCCACAGGTAGATGTCAGGATTACCGTCAATCTGTTGTAAGAGTGCAATCAATTTATCTTTCTTCACTCTCTATCCCTCCACAATTTCAAGTTTAACAGCTTTGTTGAATGAAAACATATGACAGTTTTCACCCTTGTCTAATTTACATTCACGATAGTACTGACTTCTCAGCTCTTTGTCAACCACTTTCTTATATTTAAAATCAGTTGTTGCTGTGTTTGCAGTGAAACATGATAATGTAGCCACCAGTATTAGAAAACATCTAACCACGATCCCTCTCCTCATCCAAACATGCTCTATAACGCTCTACAATTAATTCTAAGCCACTTTCTCCTTAATCCTATCCGAATGTATTGGGATAAATTATCGTGGCCTAGAACGCTTCCTATTGCGTTTAAATTAATTTGTAATGGCTTAGTAACATCACCATGCAATTTAACCCACATATTAAGTTAACAACTTTTAAGGTCATGGAAGTGTTCTCAGGTATTAAAGAGATCCAAAAATTTGCAATCATTAGAATCCATGTAAAGGTAATCATATTTATTCTCCTTTGCTGTACAATTTAACAAAATCTTCTGTATCACAATCGTTATGATCATAATACACATCACCAAACTGTGCAAGCTCTTTTGCTAAAGTTTTCATAATTTCATCGCTACTACCCCAACAACCTAAGCTGAGGATTACTTTATCACCTTCATATGTGTCTGAATAATCAGAGTCACAACCGAAGTGGATAGATAATTGACGCTTCTGAAAGCTGGTGTCTAACCCTACTGGACGATATTTAAAACCAATGTAGAAACTAGCAATACTGCCCATAAAATGTGGTTCATACTCATTACTACGACCACCGTAAAACCCTAAAGACTCATTTTTAATGACAGTCAATACATTACTTAACAAATCCAAAGCCACTTCTTTACCAGCACATACAAACAGTTTAGCATCTACACTCATTTATTCCTCCTACAACGCTCTATGAGCGATTATTTATGTTATCCTAAGCCAACGTATAGCTTAGCTGTTAAAACGTCTTAGAATGAATACAGCAAAGCATGGCTTTGTCTGCCTGTTCTGGAAGAACAGTCCTAGAGCGTTTAAATTGAATGTCCAATCTCAATTAGTAACGATGTTTCTTTATCTACCCAATCTTCACACAAACGATGACAGATATTATCAATTTCAAAAGCGTTAGTGTCAGGCCAATAAAAGAAGTCGTAACTGGTTGAATAAATCTTATCAGAAACTTCTTTAGGAAGCAAGTTCCATACTGATTGACCATAACGGTAATGATAAGATCTCCCTTCTTCAACAGCTTTCCAAGCTTGATGCTTCAGTTTAATGTATTCTTGCATTAACATTACTTGTTCTCCTTAATCCGCTTCGCTGTACGTTGTAATCCTCTTAATGTTTTAGCTAAATCTAAGTCATTTACAGGATTCTCAATCATGCTCTTTAAACTATTGAACGTTGTATGACAAGCTGCAACATTCCCTGCTTCATAAGGCTTGTTGCTATCAATACGGTCGATTGTAAACGTATCTGCTGTCAATGTCAACCCTGTGAAATAACATTTCTTAGCTTTGCACATATTCTTAAAGCTAACAAAAGAGATATTGAAATCAATACCACGATCTTTACTGGAACGTGCTTTACTTACATAAGCCATAGCAATCTTGATGTCATCGCCAGAATGCCGGTTAGTGGTTTTATTTGCAGGTTTCTTTGTAGTCATCGGTAAATCCTCATTCGTTTCGATGTGAACAACTCTACGCTCATCTGTTCCCTGTATCAACAAGAATTTTAAATAAATTCGTAAACGATTCTGGTTGACATGAGAGGTGCATGTGTGTAAAGTGGCTGCATGTTCAAACGTATGGAGAAATTTAGATGAATAACAAAATCGAGAAAGGTTGTTTAGCTATTGTTGTTGCTGGACGTTGCTCTGAGAACATTGGTAAAGTGGTGAGAGTTGGTGACTTCGTTGGACAGTTACCCGATAGCCGATTAAAAGATTATTGGCGAGTGGATAAGCCAATGAAGTTTGATAATGCTTTTGGTGTTCTTGATGGAGAGCGGTACTTTAATAGAGAATGTAATCTTTTACGTATTGACTCTTACGACGAAGATATGTATAATTATGAACAGATTGATCAATTAGAGAAGGAGAAAGTGGAATGAGTGATTTCTTGGTTGGTAAGACAATTGTCAAAATTATGATTGCTGACGATAAGGAAGCGTTGTTGTTTAAGTGTGTCGATGGAGACCATATTGTTAAAGTTGATGCTGGTTGTTGTTCACATACTTGGATAGAACACGTTGAGTTACCTGCGCTGGGCTTTCCTGCATTAGTGTTAGGTTTTGCTGATTTAGAGTTATCTGGCTCAGACGACAATCACCCAGAATATGATTGTTTACAAGTATATGGTTGCTCCATCACGACAACCAAAGGTGAAATAGTGATTGACTATCGAAACTCGTCAAACGGTTATTACGGAGGTAATTTATCTTGGCCGGATGATAACTACTTCTACGGTGGTGTCTATGGTCAAAATGTATCAACTATGAATTGGGTAGATATTGTTGAATAATAACAAAGCTCCTGCTGAAGCATTAGAAGAACTAATCATCCTGTCTGGGATGTATCGTGTACAGCTTGGATTGGTGTCTAAGCTTTCAGGAGCTATTTTAGCTAATGATAAACATAAAGCTAAGAAGTTGTGGAGTGAGATGACAGAGATTAAGAGTTATCTTTGTGACATATTAACTTGTGATATTGAGGAATATTTGTTTAGTTAACACGTTTTCTTATTCCAAAACGTTATTAGACAAACAAGGTATCTATGTTACACTTAAGGGTGTATTAGCAAGTAATGGAGGAATACTATGAAGATTCGTATTGATGATGTGGTGAAAACTTTGATGTTTATTGATGGAAGTATCTATCTGGAAATTGATAGTCAGGAACATCTGGAAGAAGTAATCGAACATCTTGAAACGATGTGGGAAGTGTTTGAGGAAAATTAGAAGCTAAACTATGTATAAAACCCTTACAGGACAAGGCTTGTAGGGGTATTTTTATTAAGTTTTCACTTATACAGAGAAGCTGTAGCTTGAAAGGCGAAGCCTTTGTCTTTTTATTGGAGTATTAGAAGGGTTATTTAATGATATTAGACTACAAGATTAACAAGAAATTACTACCATTTAGTGATAAGATAAAGAATGGTTTAGTTAAATACTTAACCCAGTTCAGTGGTATAAAGATTACTAAACACAAGCTTGATTTAATAGACAAGGTGTGTAAGTGCTTTGTGTTGAACATAGCCAACGCAGTTAAGAGGAAACAGACTAAGTTCTCTGTTGCACTAGATCAGACAGTATACTCATTACCGGCTATCTACAATGGTAACAACACAGGTAGAAAGGTTAGCTACACGTATATGAAGGTGCTGATTAACTTCATTACATCTCAGGATGATTTTAACCTCTACAAAGGTGGTGTTACCTCTTGGGAATGGGATGGTGTTATAAAGAAAGTGGTAGCTAAGACATGGGAGACAAGCTACATTGAGATCCCTGATCACTGGATTAGTGAGATAGACTCTATTGTGAATAAGATTGATATTGTAAATGAATCAGTTCTTGAGGTAAGAGATTCTAAAGGTAATGTGTTAGCTAAACGTTTACCGGAAAGACAGAAAGAGTTAGTAAGACTCTTAACTAAATTTAACTATAAACTTGTTGACTCTGAGTTTAGAATCGAGGATAATAAGTATTCTGTGCAAGTTAAGAAGATTTACAACAATGGTTCTTTTAACGAAGGTGGGAGGGTGTATATGTCTGGTGCAGGATTAAGTGATATGATTAATCGTGAGCAACGTATTAAACTGGAAATAAACGGAGAACCTACAGTTGAGTGCGATTATGGACAATTGTTTCCTCGGATTGCCGCTGATTTAGTTGGTGTTACACTGGATAAGTCCTTTGACCCGTATGGAATCACTATATCAGGTTATAAACCTTCTGTGGTACGTTCATTGGCTAAGGTTGGTCTGATGTGTTTATTCAACTGTAAAGACGAAGAAGGTGCTACGTTTGCTCTAATCAAAGAAATGAACCAGAAGTGGTTGAAAGAACAGATTGACCAAGCGAAGGACGAAGGTCAATGGCCTGACTTCCCTGTAGCAAGACGTGTTGTGGAAGCATTACTTGAAAGAAATGATTATGTGAACACGTATTTCTTTAGTGATAGTGCATTAGACCTCATGGCTATAGAATCTACGATGATGGATTATATTATTGAACGTGTGTTGTCTGACGACCAGATCATGATCCCAATACATGATAGTATCATTGTTCAGGAGAAATACAAGGATAAGGCAGTGAAGATTATGGAACGTGCTTACGAAGTGGTTGTTGGTGGGAATAATTGTGTTGTTAGAACGAAAGGTGCTGAGCTATGAACACCCCACAAAACACATACTGGAACACTCGTGATGGGAGAAAGCTACTGATTGCTGACATGGATTTAGACCATGTACAACACTGTGTATCCCTCATGTCTAGACAGACGGGGTTCACTGTAGCTTATTACAGTTATTGCCCTAGAATTAAACTGTGTGAGTTGATTACAGCTTATGAGCTAGATCGAACACTAGCTGCTTTAACTGATCCAAATTTATAAACACCTAAGCCCAGCATTCGCTGGGCTTTTTATTGCCTAAAATAAAGTGAAATAATGCTTGACGCACAAGATAATGTGCATTAGAATGTATCTATTGAAACAAATGAGGAGATTGAGATGAAATTACTAGGAAAAACAGTAAACTACTTCGGTGTTCTGATTAACGTCACCGACGATACTAAATATTTAGTTACATCAAAAGAAGGTAATGTTTATGCTTCCAACCAGAAACCTATGTTCTATGATGATCTTGGGTGGTGTTACGATTGGGAGCAGTGGAGTCATTTAGTGGTTAAAGTAGACCTTGAAGGGATGGATTGGAAAGACACTTTGATGGAGGTGGAATGATAAACATTCCGACAAGCACCCTATTCCTCTCTAAAACGCTCTAGGGTTCATTCTAAGCGATTATTTAGGTGAAAGGGTGTGTTGATGTGGGTGAACACAGATAATTGATTGTAGACGATTGTAGCAATGTTTGCTGCCAGCCGATAGGCTGTTGTAGGAGGTTTTAAATGAGTAAAGTATATCAAGATTATTTGGAAGCAAAACGGAATTACGAGACAGCGGATCGTTGGGCTACTATGCAGAAACGTGGTGGTGGTCGTATGGGCGGAGACAGTTTCGCTATCTCTGTTGACCATTCAGCAATCAAGCTTGTTCGTTGTGGTCAATATCAAACGGGTGGTCAAAATTACTGGGAGACTGACGCAGCTTTTAATAAGTGTTTGCTGGAATGGATTGTAGCAAACATTGACACTGTTCAGGAAGGTGCTTTAGCTTTGATGAAACAGAAGGAACATCAAGCATTGATTAAGTGTAAAGAGTTTGTTGCTGAGATTCAGAGTGCTATCAACCAAGCTGATACTAAAGTAGAGTAACACACACAAGCCCAGCATTCGCTGGGCTTTCTTTTATCTGCAATTTGCTATTGACATCACCACTCATTCGTGTAAAATAGCTCTTATTGAAGCAGATTGTGGAGAATCTTATGAACGTGTTTTACACCAACAAATGTCCAATTGAAGCTGCCTATGATCATAACAAAGTGCATCAAGTCAAAATGATTGTTGAATACCTTTTTAAAATTAAGGGGTTTAAATGAAAAAGTATTTCTGTGAATGGTGTGGCACTGAGCATTTTAAACCACGCTCTAGGTTTTGTTCGGATGAGTGCAGATCACTATATAGAAAATCAAAACCTAACCCCTGTCTTGGTAGAAAACAATCAAAAGAGACAATAGAGAAAAGGATAAGGAATACAGACCAGAAAGCAAAACAAGCAAAGTTGAGATCCACTATGCTTGAGAGGTATGGTGTAGAAAATGTAGCACAATTGCTTGAAGTAAAAGAAGCTATTTCTTTAGCTGCTAAAAATAGACCAAAAGACCCAAGAAGTGCAGAACATAGTAAGAAGATTGCCGAAAACAGGAAAATAAATGGCACTAATAAACATACTCAAAAGACCAAAGATTGGTTAAGAGAGACTATGCTAAGACGTTACTCTGACCCAGATTTAGATAGGAGTATTCACGTTGCAGTTGATATAAAATCTTGGCACAAGAGCGGCAGGGTTGACGCTATCTACTTCAGGTCATCTTATGAGGAAAAATTCTTGTTGTTTTGTAAAAAGTTTAATATTGAGGTAATATCAGCAGCGAATAAAGAATTTGCAGTGCCTTACATGGCCGCTGATGGGAGAATTCACCATTACTTTCCGGATTTTTATTTACCTAATTACCATACAATAGTGGAAATAAAACCTATCTCACTTTTAAATGTATATCCGAATGATGTAAAGATTGATGCTGGATTGAAACATCACGAAAACTTTGTTATACTCACTGAAATAGATGATTTCTTCGATGAGGTAACTTGGCAACCTTTCTACGAAGAAATAGTAAATAATTGGATTAAATAAGGAGAGATTTATTACACGTATAAACACCGTAGAACCAGTAGAGTTGGCCAGACAACATTTACTTGCCGAATACGTGAATTACCCCGTGTATTCACTCTTGTAAAGAATTGGAAAGGTACTGGTGTAAATTACTACAACTTCAAACGTCTGAAGAAACAACCACAAGAGTATACGCTTGGTACAGGACACATGACTCATTTCGCTGATAAGTTACAATGGCTCGCTGATAGATACGAATTACTGTGTGGTGAGTGGCGTAATCGTGGATATAAAATTCAGCAAGTAGAACGTAAAGATTTAATTGAAGGTATTGACAATAAATTCTTAGGTGGGTATACTGTTACACAAGAAGCATTGCGATTAAACCGTGAACGTATAGCAGAAAGATTTGGAGACAAACAATGAAATTTAAATGTATTGAAGATTTCTGGATGCTCAATGAATCTGAGGAAAGTGGGAATATTCCAGCGTTTAAGGCTGGAGATGTGTATGATTTCTACGTAGGAAAAGAATCTGCCTACGTCCCTGAGCTGTATACACCTAAAAACAATCAACAATCTTGTCATTACATGTATAAGAGTGTTGTTGATGAACATTTTATTCAAGTGGAGGAGTAACAAATTGATAAAAACATTAAAGTTCAGGGTGAAAGATAAACACATTAAACATTTGAATAAGGTTGCAGCTAATGTGAATTTTGTCTGGAACTATATCAATGAACTTAGCTCACGCTCAATCAAAGAGCGTGGGGTGTTTTTATCCGAATTTGATATAAACAAATACACAGCAGGTTCAAGTAAAGAGCTTGGGATTCCTGCTCAAACAATACAAGAAGTAAGTAAAGAGTATGTCACCCGACGTAGGCAATTTAAGAAACGTCGACTACGTTGGAGGAAAACCAAAGGAAGTGGTAGATCGTTAGGTTGGATTCCTTTTCAACCACAAACAATTAAGTTGGTTGATAGTAAAATTAGATTTAATAGTGTTTTGTTTAGCTTTTGGGATTGTCATAATATATCGCAATACAAACTTAAATCAGGTTCATTTAACGAAGATTCTAAAGGTCGGTGGTATCTTAACATTGCTGTTGAATGCGAGGCTGTAAAATCTAAGGGAACTCAGTTAATCGGTATAGATTTAGGTTGTAAAGATGCTGCTGTGACATCAACAGGAATAAAGCTTGACAATGGTTGGTATCGTGAGTTAGAATCTAAGCTCAAATTAGCGCAAAGAGCTAATAAGAAAGACAGAGTGAGGTCGATTCACTTAAAGATAAAGAATAGACGTAAGGACGCTATTCATAAGTTTACACGCAGTTTGGTAGATTCCAGTGCTGCAATCTTTGTTGGTAACATTAGTTCTCGGAAGCTTATTAAAACTAAAATGGCAAAATCTGTTTTAGACGCTTCTTGGGGACAGATTAAATCTACATTGGAATATAAATGCGCTAACGCAGGTGTGATTTTTGAAGTTATTAATGAAGCATACTCCACCCAGACTTGTTCGTGCTGCGGGATTATCCCAGACAGTAGTCCGAAAGGTAGAGCAGGTCTTGGAATACGGCAATGGGTTTGTTCTGAGTGCGGAGCAGAACACGATAGGGATGTGAATGCGTCTAAGAACATTGCTGCGGCGGGGCACCGCCGTCTTGAAGAAGGAATTCTCCTTGATTAGAGGAGAAGGGTGTCATAACAGAAAGAACAGTTAGCTAATGTTGAGAAAGAATTGGAGGAATTGAAATGAAGAATTTAGCTTATAGTACAGTGTTTTTTCTAATTATGAACGTGATGGTTGCTATCATCATGGCTGTATCAGGATTTAACTTTACGTTCCCTAATCCAGATATTCCTGAAGTGCATGGATATTATCTGTGGTATGGATGTTTTGAGTTTATTGTCGTGTTAGGTACATTGTTGTTTGCTGAACACATTTGGAACAAGAATGATTGATTTCAACAGCTTGCCAGAAATATTACAGAAGTTCTTGACAGAACTGAACAAGCAGTATAAGATTGCTGCCATATCTGCTGTGGATGGTGATGGTGCTTACAAAGAGTATCAGGTGGCCTGTAAAGGTAAAGTGTTTTATATTTACCACCATCTAATCAAAGATGAGTGGACATGGAAAGAACGTGGTAGTATGAGCTTTCCTAAACAATTGATGATTGAGGAGAAATGATATGGGGATGTATACCGAAATTTTTGTGAATGTTGATTTGAAACAAGACATCCCTGAAGATGTGTTGTATGTCTTGAAAGGGATGGTTCGAAGTGTTAAGGAAAAGAGTAACTATCACCACCTACCCTTCAATCATTCTGATGTTGACACAGATGATGCTAAGTTCGTAGAATTAACATCAAAGTTTAGTAACAGATTTCCTTGGTTGTTTTGTAATGGTTCTTACTACACACCAAACACAACAGTTGCTGAACTTTCGTATGACTTCATTTCAGAGAGCTGGTCGTTGTTAGGTAAAGGTGACATTAAAAACTACGATGGTGAGATTCAACAGTTCTTTGAATGGATTGCTCCTTACTCAGATACAGAATTCTTAGGGTATTCTCGATACGAAGAATGTGATGAACCAACATTGTATTACCGTAAAGATTTCTCAGGAGAATAACCATGTGGGAAGTGAACAGCATTAAAGAGTTGTCTACTCAAACCCTGTCAGCCCTTCGAGCCTTGAGGTGCGATACAGCTCGTGATTTGTCTAAAGAACTTAATGATGTGATGGCAGAGATTGATTTGATTGACCATGAGTTGAAGCTGAGAAAAGACAAGGATACGTCAAATGACCATTGAACAAAAACGTCAACAGATTCTTGACATCTTAGAATATTTCGGATTTGAAACGGTATTCAGTAATGAGATATTCTCCGTAACAGTAGGAGACAGTGTATATGGTACTTGTCAGATAAATTATCAGTACGGTAAACATGGTGGCTATTTCTCTATACTTGAGTCAAAGAATGGCAATGCTTACGATTTCAATCTATCAGGTATTCGTAGTAATGACTTTGAGAAAGTGAAGGGTGCATTCTGGTTGTATTGTAAATTGGTTAAGGAGTATTGCAGTTGAGTAAAGATAGTGGGGATTTTGTAGGACATTTCCACTGCATAGGTAGTGAGTGTTCTAATAAACATGACTGTCATAGCAGTGACGGGTTAGCGATTTATCAACACACAGATGAAAACGATGTAGTCACGTATGACGGGTTTTGTTGGTCATGTAGCCAATATTATTCATCTACGGATATTGGTAACTCATCTATTGCTGGAGATTTGGGGATCGAAGGTGGAGTTGTAGTAAACGCAAACAAAGTTACCGCTAAGCCTAAAAAAGAACCTATGACTAAAGATGAAGTCATCAACTTCATTAAAGAAATTGGTTACATTGGTAATGGTATTCGTGGTATAAAAGATGAGTATAACCAATTCTACGGGCATTTAACTAAACTTGATAATGAAGGTAATCCCGTAGTCCGGTTCTATCCTGAAACTTCCGAAGGCAAAGTTACTGGGTATAAATCCAGAATCTTCCCAAAGAAATTCGGTATGTTGAACAAAGGTCGTACAGGAATTAAGTCTGAGTTATCTGGTCAGGTAAAGTTTAAAGCTGGTGGTAAGTATTTACTTATTTGCGGCGGAGAGGAAGATAAGGTAGCCGCATTCCAGATGCTACGTGACAATCAAATTAAACGGGGGCAGAAAGACTTTGAACCTATCGCGGTAGTTAGCCCTACTACGGGGGAAGGTAGTGCAGTAAAGCAGATTGCAGCTCAGTATGACTTCTGTAATTTATTCGAGAATATTATCTTAGGTTTAGATAACGATGATGTAGGTAAAGAAGCTATGGCAGAGATTGCCAAAGTATTGCCAGCAGATAAAGTAAAAATTGCATTGTGGACTATGAAAGACCCTAACAAGATGTTAGAATCTGGAAAGCAAGAGCAGTTTGTGCGAGACTTCTTCAGTGCAAAACCTTATCTCGATGACGGTATTATTTCCTCTATTGATGCAGATGATGGGTTGGAATCGGAGTTATCCAGACCTAAGATTAAGTTACCAGAGTTTATGTCTGATTTACAAAAAGCATTCTCAGGTGGAATCCCATTAGGTTATTGGGTAAACTGGATCGCTGGGACAGGCGCTGGTAAAACTACTACGGTTAACGAAGCCATTCGTGAATGGATTTATACTTCACCCTATAAGGTTGGGATCGTTAGTCTAGAGTTAACTGCTGCACAGTATATGATTGCAATGCTGAGCCGTGAGGTTGGGTATAAAATTAACTTGATTGATTCCCCAGAAAAAGCTGTAGAGTTTATCAGACAACCTCATGTAGTAGAAGCACGTAATCATTTAAAGATGAACGAGTTCGGAGAAGAACGTTTTGCGTTGTTAGATGATCGGGAAGGCAGTCTTGACAATGTTAAGAAACAAATTGAACGGCTGATTAAGAAACATGGCTGTCAGTTGATCGTTATAGACCCGCTTAACGATTTGTTTGATGCTTCTACATGGGATGAACAGACAGCATTTATCAAATGGATGAAGACCATGCTGAAATCCGGTATTACATTCTCTTGTGTTTGTCACGTAAGAAAAGGTAATGTATCTACAGATAAACACGGTAAGCGTATTGAACGAGAGCTTACGGAAGATGACGTGTCGGGCTTGTCGCTCGTAACAAAAAGTGCGGGGGCTAATATTTTCTTAAATCGTTCAAAATACGCAGAAGATCCTATAGTTCAAAACACAACTAAAGTAACATTAGGTAAGTGTCGTTGGACAGGGGTAACGGGTGTAGTTGGAAGTTGGTATTATGACTTGCAAACACACACAATGCACAATTATAATACATTCTTTAATCAACAGCCACCAGACTTTACGGATAATTATTATCCCGCTGGTGAAGATGATGAAATAGACGTAACCAATCTTTTCTAAGGAGATTTATGTTAGAGTATCGCAATTTAAAATTAGCCAGTGATATAGAAGCAAAGGG